TAGCGGAAACCATTTGCAGAACTCATTCATCACCAACAACGAGCAACTCAAATCCAAACGCCCGGAATACTATTGGCAAGTTCAAATGGGTATGGTTGCAACGGAGATGACTGAAGCGTTGTTCTTGAGTTATGATCCACGAATGCCCATCGGCAAGAAGCTCACGCAAACCTTAATCACTTTGGAGGAGGACATCCAAGAAATCATTGACGAGAAGTTGTCTGCGGCTGGAGAATTGTTTTTGTCAATCACTAAATAAATCGTTCATTCACCAAGTCAAAGAAAAATATATTTTCAGAATAGAAAAATATGTTGTTAGTTTGAATCACTATGAAAGACACCACATACACAATTACATTCAAGGATGCCGATGGCAATGACCTTTATTCAAAGACAGTTGTCCGCACACACATTGAAGAGGTCGAGGCAATGGCTTATTTTATCTTGAACGCAGGTAGACCCGATGCAAAGAGTTGCACAATCAAAGCAAACTAAACTATGGACTTGATATTCTTAATCGTAATCACACCCATCACCATTGCGGTGATGTTCGTGTACTGGAAGTTGAAACAATACTTCAATGAAGTTAATTCAATGCCTGAGGCAAGACCTTATCAGTTTGAACGGGATGAGTTCATTCCTACATTTGATGAGTACACCCAATCTTTGTATCAAAACAAATTTTATAAAGGAAAAACAAAATGACAACAATCATCATTCTCGGACTGGCATTGTTTCTCGCCATTGCCTTGTTCAAAGTGAACGCACTTTCAACAAGGGAAGAAGAACTACAAGAACAAGTGAACAAGTTGAATCGTGAGTTGTGGGATTTGCAAACTGAGAATCTGAGTATCAGGTCACAAATCCAATCAGCAAACGACCGTGCTAAAACTTGGGAACTTCACGCCAACGATTTAATTCAAAGTAGAAAAAATGCTCAAAGCTCTGGTCGTAAAGGCATCAATTAATGAAATCATAAAGTGGCGAGTTTATTATGCCGGAGAGCTACTTGCCACATTTGAGAATGAGCAGGATGCTATTGAATACGCAAACTTTATCGATAGACAATGAAGACAACTACGGAATTTATCTTTGAGTTGCTATGGGAAAAAGTCCAAAGCGGTGAGCTGAGGTCTGACATCTACACAACATCAGTCCTGATGGACATAGAACGACAAGCAACCCAGTATGAACCATTCATAAGCCAGGAACACTACAATGACGGATTCAGCAAAGCGAAGGAAATCTATGGATGAGTATGCACTCATTTGGGCAATCGCAGTTCTTCGTGAGGATATGCGACATACTTGGGAATACATCGGATGGAGATTAAACATTAACCCAAAAAGAGCAGCATTTTTATACACTAAAATAAAACCACACTACAACTATGCAAAAATATATCAAAGCAACGATAACGGCGGTAATGATTAACCAACCAGAAACAAGGGACTGTGATTTCAAACTGATGACGGTGATCTATAAAGGTATGTGCAACGGCAATGACTTCTTCACGATGTTTGAAGCCAAGCAACTACCATCACCCGAAACCATCAGGAGAACACGAGCTCAACTCCAAGAGCATCACGAACATCTTCGTGGGCAGAACTACCAGTCACGCCAAAGATACCAAGTCAAAGTAAAAAAGGATTTGGGATATCCGAAATGATTGATTAAATTTGTAGAAGAAGGTGAGATTTCGCAGCTCTCGTTAAACTTTCAAGATTATTGCCCGTTGGGATGATAGGTGCTGCGACCACTGTCATTCTGATGGGCTTTTTTTATTCGCAGCAAAATGAACACACAACAAGAACAATGGAAACCTATTGCGGAATGCAATGGTGAGTACTACATTTCAGATCACGGACGAGTTAAGAGCTACAAGTTTGGTAAGGAAAGAATTTTGAAACCGCAGTTAGTTGGTCGTGGCTATCCGGCAGTTGATTTTTGGTATTTAAGCAAAAAAATTAAGCGTCAAACAATTCACAAGTTAGTTGCATCGGCTTTTATTAAAAACCCCGACAACAAACCACAAGTCAATCACAAAGATGGCAACAAGTTAAACAATCACATTGACAATCTTGAATGGTCAACTCCATCAGAAAACAACAAACACGCTTGGCAAAATGGACTGTGTGAATCCAAACGATTGGCAATATCAAAACCAGTTATAGATATTGTAACTGGAAACAAATACAAATCTTTAATAAATGCTTGTAAAGATATTGGTGAGCCATATAGTACTCACAAAACAAGACATCAAAAATCAACGAAAAATCAACGCTTTTTTTACATTGACGATAATGGCAACGGATAAAAAATCATTCCTTCTATATTGTGATATTATTCACACCGTAGAACAATTAACTGATGAACAAGCTGGTAATTTGTTTAAGCACATTCTACGCTATGTAAACGATCAAGACCCACAAAGTGATAGTGTGATCACGAAGATTGCATTTGAACCAATTAGACAAGCATTGAAGCGAGATTTGGAAAAATACGAATCAATCAGGAAGCGTAATTCTGACAATGCTCGTATGCGATGGGATGCGACCGCATCAAGTGGCATACCAAATGATACCAAAAATGCCGATAGTGATATTGTTATTGGTATTGATAGTGTTAAAGATATAAAAAAACAAAGAGATGTTTTTATCAAACCATCCATTGAAGAAGTCAAAGCATATATGTCAGAACTTAAAATGACTGACTTGTCAGAGCAATGGTTCAATCATTATGAAGCTACTGGATGGATGATTGGTAAAAACAAAATGAAAGACTGGAGGGCATCGGTCAGAACTTGGAAATCAAATCAAAAAAATAATACGAGTAATCAACAAATAATCCACCGAAGTAAGTTTAATTTGAAAGACTATGAACTCTGAGCAATATATACTTTCCCAACTTTTGTTTTATGACCAAACAAGAGCAATGCTTCCACGCATCAAATCGCAATGGTTTGAAGACAAGCTAAACAAACGCATCATTGAGGCAATGTTGGAGATGTACATTAACAACGACCCCATTGATGTTCTTACTTTGGGCAGATTATTCAAACGGGAAGAGATGATCTACATCGTTCGCTTGACTCAAGATGTCTATGGGATGCCAAACATCAGCAGTCACCTGCCCGAACTGGAACATAAATACCTGAAGAAGGAATTCTTGAACAACCTTTCTACTTTGGATTTGGCAACCGACTTGAAAGAATTGCTCACCAATGTCCAAACGATGATAGACAACACCAAGTTTACAAGCATCAACGACCCTGTGCAGATTACCCAAGTTACAAACAAAGCCGTTGATACAATCATCGAAGCCGTGAAGCGTGGTGATCAACTAACCGGTAGACCAACGGGATGGGTTGGACTGGATAGGATGTTAGGTGGATGGAATCCCGGTGATTTAGTTGTGATGGCTGCAAGACCTGGTCAAGGTAAAACGGCACTTGCTCTTACTTTGATGTGGGAGTTTGCCAAGCGTGATGGGAAAGGTTTGTTTGTATCGTTGGAGATGAGCAACGACCAAATTGCCAAACGATATTTATCATTGATCACCGACATCTCAAGCTGGAAGATTAGGAACGCCACCTTGAGAGAATACGAAGTGGATATCATCATTGACAAAGCCAACAATCAGACAGTGCAATTCTTCATTGACGATGACCCGAACTGCTCAATTATGCAAATCAAATCCAAAGCCAAGATTCACAAAGCGAAACACGGACTTGAACTTCTTGTGATTGATTACATCCAGTTGATCAAAGGAACAAAACAAAACAGGGAGCAAGAAATTGCAGAGATATCCCGAAACTTAAAATTGCTTTCTAAGGAACTCAATATCACGGTTGTAGTGTTGGCTCAGTTATCACGCAAATGTGAGGAGAGAGCGGACAAAAGACCTATGCTGAGTGATATCCGTGAGAGTGGAAGTATTGAACAAGATGCGGATGTTGTGATGTTCCCATTCAGACCAGCTTATTATTCAGGTGAGAAGCTTGAGAAGGAAGATGCTGAATTGATTATCGCAAAGAATCGTCACGGAGAATGCCACACGATAGACACCACCTTTATTGGATCACGCACAATGTACGAAGAACGACTATGATTAAAAAATTAGATAGACACCAGTGCGAAATTAGGACTTGCAAGTTTAGTGATATCCGTCATATTTTTGAAGGTTATCATTATAAAAAAGGTGCAATGGGTGGAGGTATAAGCGTATGTTTTGCAATGTTTATAAATGAAAATCTTGTCGGTGGAAGTGTTATGGGAAAGCCGAGGCACGAAAAAAAATACAAAAATTGCATTGATATTAGGAGAATGGCTTGTTTGGATGAATCCCCAAGCAATAGCGAAAGTTGGTTTTTATCTCAAATAATTAAATGGTGTGCAAGCAATACTGATTATAATTATGTCCTATCGTATAGCGACAAAACAGTTGGTCATACAGGCACTATCTACAAAGCAGCAAATTTCCAAAACATAGGCGAAACAACCCCGACAAAATATGTCGAATGGAATAACAAAGTTTATCATCCAAGAAGTTTGAGCATCGATAGACCATACTCGCATCAGTTAAGACAAGCGGTTCAAAATGGTGAAGCAATTGTCCAAGTTGGTTTGCCAAAAATTATTTGGATGTATGAAATCAGTAATAAATTAAAACGCAAAAAAAAGAATGTCAAAGAATTTAATGTGAAGCCAAATATACAAATGCAATTGCTATGAACCACTACCAGGAAACACACCTACTGAAGCAAGAAGTCAGACGGCTCAAAGGAGTAATCGCAGAACTTAACCATTCACGAATCCGAGAGATTCAAAAACTCAAAGAAGAAATCATCAACCCACGATGCAAGATCAACGAGATTGATGCCGAATGGACTGAGGCGATGAGAGTGGTTGCCATCATCTATGATGTCACACCTGATGCAATCGTGGACAAGGTTAGAACTCAAAACATTATGGATGCTCGGCACTTGTTTTGCTATTTATGTAGGAAGCATCTGAAGATGACCTATCTTTCAGTCGGCAAGATTCTCAATCGGGATCACTCAACCATCATCAACTCCGTACAAGTGTACGAATCACTCATAGAATATGACCGAACAAGTAACAAATTATATGTCGAAGCTCTATCCTTATTGGGTTTGCACCTCCACGAAAGGTCTAAGCTCGTCAATCAGTATAGTCCAATCTGAGGAGGAAGCGTTACGCATCAAGAAGAAATACGAAAAAGATGGTTATATTTGCATTATTGAAAAGAAAGTTTGACAAAAGCGGATATCATATTGGAGTTATCCAAAGCCGATTGGCTGAGGAAAGCAACGAAGAACATCGCTAAGAACAACGAACTTGCCAACGAACTATACCAATATTTTTTTTTAACCATCCTTGAGAAACCTGATGAATATGTGGAGAAATTACAACGGGAAGGATATCTCCAGTTTTGGGCAATCCGCACTTTATACCTTTGTATCAACGGCAACAGGCATCCCTTCGCAGAATCTCGCATATACGATCAGTATGATGTCTATGAGCTGGACTTCCCCGAAGAACCCGACCTACTATTTGAGAGAGAGCAAGAAGAACAAATTGAATCAAACCGAATTAACAAAATAAACCAAGTAACGGAAACGGCATACTTCTATGAAAGAGAACTATTCAAACTTTGGTGCAGCGGAATGTCAGCGAGAGCCATCCACCGCCAAACCGATATATCAGTTCGTGAA